ACTTAAAAACGGACGTACCTTCTTTGCCATCACAGGCGGGAGCTACGGAGGCTGGGCCAAGGCCCGCGACCCGATCACCGCTATCAAAGACGCGGTGAAACACTCCGGAAGCCAAGCCACCAAGAACGGCATCGCCGTCATGGTAATGTACGGGCCGAGCGAGACGCTAAACTGCGGCCCGCTGGGCGGCTTCACCTACGAAGCCACGCCGGAAGAGAGGCCAACCCCGATAGGGTTGTTCTTCTGTAAAGGACGGACCATCAAGCCGATGAAAAAAGGCGACATGAATCCAGACCATCCAGACCATGAAGAATGGATGGACCAGACATCTAGCGACATCGAAGAGGATGTCGCGTACTGGATAGAAAAGAACGAGAACGCTGCTTAACCACTAATCCTCAATCACGGCCCACGGTTCTTTTGAGCAGCTAGTCTATAGGAAAGCTGTTTGGATGAGCCGTGGGCCTTTTTGCAAAGGAGTCAACCATGGCAAAAATTCAACTAAAGGCCATCACTGATGGCAAAGACAAAAACCGGTATTGCGGCCCGTCCGTGATATCGGCACTGACCAACCTGACGACCGGAGAAGCTGCACGGCTAATCCGGAAGCAGAACGGTCGCAAAGTAATCCGGGGATCTTACACTTACGAGGTTCTGGATGCCCTTCGAGCCTGCAACATTCAGGCTAGCCGATGGGAAAAGCCCGGTGTCCGATTAAATCGGAAAACCGGACCTACCCTAGCCGGGTGGCTGAAGATGTCGAAGGAAGATCGGACTCCAGGACGCATCTTCCTGATCGTCGCCGGGTGGCACTGGCAACTTGTCAGCGGTCGCCGCTACACCTGCGGTCGCATACGAGAGATCGTGTCCATCAAAGACAAGAGGGTGAAGCGGAGGGCGCGGGTCGCAGAGGTCTACGAACTGATCTCGGACAACGTGACCAAGCCGGACATCGATGTGTCGAAGCCTAAGTCAAAGTCCAACCCGGCCTACTACCAGATCAAGAAAATGATCCGGCAGTACCCGGAGTTCGGTCTCACTTACGAAATTGAATACTCAAGAGGTTTCGGGCACAGCGAAAATCATTACTGGGTGGACATGAGCAACGAGCTTGAAGACCTAGCTACAGAAATGGGTCACGAGCTATGCGACTGCCACGGCTGCAACGGCATTGATGAGGTGCTGGAACGGATGGAAAAAATGGTGGAGTTCGCAAAGGAACACTACCCAACGATAAGTAAGTAAGGGTCACTAACCACGGCCCACGGTTCTTCTAAACAGCTTACAGAGAACGTTCCGGGTAGTGACCGGATAGTAGGGGACCAACCTCTATGAACGAAGCGGGCTTCACGGCCCACGAACAAAGGTCTAGCCACGGAGGGGCCGGGTACTGCGCTCGTTAGGGGCGGTAGATGGAGCACCGCTGAGAAGTCTACCGTCCCGCAGTTGTACCGCCGTCCCACTATAGTAGTAAATTTACAAATTAGAAAAAAATAAAGTCCCGAGTTTTTAGGCGGGATTGGTGGGACAGGTGGGACAGTCTACTAACCATATCTTATATAAGGGTTTTTTGTATGTGAGGGTGTCCCACCTCTTGAGTCACGCAATCTTGCTCGCGGGACAGAGTCTCAGTTAAAGAGAGTGCTTTTCGCCATTTTTGCTGTTACTGTACCTAGTATTAACTGACCGGGTCTAATCCCATATCACTTTACAGGGTTTTCTTAAAGTGAAACGGTGGGACAGTGGCGGGACAGCGTTGAAACTAAACGACAAAAGACCTTTTGGAGTGCGTTTATGCCTAATTCTAATGTACCGGGTCCAGACAGTGGTGGGACAGCGAAAAACGTCGCCACAAGAGGACCGAACCGGAAGCTGACGCGGCGGCAGGAAAAGTTCGTGAAAGAGCTAGTCAGCAACGACGGCCTCATCACGATGCGTGAAGCGGCTATCCGCGCTGGCTACCCTCCGGCGTCTGCTCATACTAGAGCATACGAACTGACGAGTCAGAACATCTGCCCTCACGTTGTGGCCGAGATCACGCGCTACCGTGATGAACTGGATGAGATGTATGCCGTCGGGTACAAAAAGCACGTCCGCGACCTCCAGAAGATTCGCGACATTGCTCTGGAGAACGGAGCATATAGCGCGGCAGTTCAGGCCGAGTACCGTCGAGGGCAGGCCCAGGGTGACATATACGTTAGCAAATCAGAGATCAGGACCGGCTCTATCGATCAGATGAGCAGAGAGGATGTGGAGCGTGAACTCGAAAGAATTAGAGGATCTTTTGAACCAATCATCGACATCACACCCGAAGAAGTCGAAGAACCAGATGCCGAGGCAGGCGCTGAAAAACCGGGAAAGCGGACTGTGGCGACTAATAAGCGACGGTCTAAGAAGAAGCGAGCGGAAGATTGAAACAACCCGTCTCGAAAGCTGGGCCATACCCGGAGTACCCGATGTCTTATTATGCTCGGAAAGCGGTGTCTTTAGCTTCCTCGAACTTAAAGTCACAAAGTCAGGCACTGGCAAGCTCGGTCTATCCCCGCATCAGTGTTCTTGGCTGTCTCGGCATTCCGGCGGGCCTTGTTTTATTGTTGTTCGCGACAGCAGCTTGGCTATTCGTGTTTATCGCGGCTCCGATGCTGTTGACCTTCGCATGGATGGCCTTGCAGCCGTGGAGGCTCTGGCTATTTTTGAAGAGCCGTATGATTGGGCGGAATTTTTCCGGTTGACCAGCCCTGTTGAATAGCTGTATAGGATAAGTCCTATTTAACAAAGGAGTCAGATAATGGATTGGTTTACGGATTGGCTACAAGGCGCGATAGAGAAGCTGGCGGGATGGCTGGAGGAAAAAGAATGACCGACACAAAATACATCTGCTCTGAATGCGGCAGCGGTGACCTCTGGTTCGACGCTTATGTTGACGAAAACAATGACGTCTTGGCGTCGTATGACAATGTTTCCTGCGCTAATTGCGACTTTGCCGAGACGACCGCCGTTGAACGAAAGAGTGCAGAATGATTTGCCCGGACTGCCACGGCAATGGGTACTTGATCGAACAACTGCGCGTCATGCGTCAGGTCCGACAGTGCGAGACATGCAATTCACAAGGCGAAATAGAGGAGTCGAAAAATGCGAAAACTGACGAAGATTGAACAGGTGAACGCCGACGCGCTCGGTGACGCCGCACTGTTTCATGTGACGGGAACGATCCTGAATAAGAATATACAGGACTGCAACGCGGCGTTGCGCGACCTGTTGAAACGCGAAGGCGTGATTGATTACGCCGAATTAAACCCCGGCGATAAGGTAACGCTGGAAGGCATCTACAGAGACGGAACCGAAACCACTATTTCCGCGTACAGGGCGAAGACACGCGGCGATAAACGAATCTGGTTTAACGGTTTAAAGAACCACGCCGACGCTGGCGACGTAATGGCGCTAGTTATACGTTCCGGCAAGCTGGTGATTCAGAACGTAACGAAGGGAGCCGCCGTCGCCGTCTTCGCTATTCCTGCAATCGATACCATGGTGCAAATGTCTTTACCCGTGGCTGGCGCTATTTTGTCGATATAGAATGCGTTGACTCCGCATCAAACTTAGCCCGGATTCGTCCGGGTCTTTTTTTGCTTTGCCGTATGGGATTATTCCTATATAACAAGATTCCTTGTCATCCATTAGGAGTCGGCGATGTATAAAAATTATTCCAAGTTCGTGAACCGCTACCGCACCAAATCGCGGAAGAACGGCCCGGCCCGGTTCGGCCAATACCCCAAACCGTCCGCCGCCGTGACCCAACGCCTGCGCCTTGAACGCAAAAGGAGTCGAAAGTGATTAAGGATATCGAAACATTGCGCCGCGCCTTAAAACGCGGCGAGTATTCCGGCGTCGTATTATACGACGGCGCGTCGCGAATTGATGGCAAGCCGATTGTCGCGATTGCTTGCCGGATTGCGGACGCCAGCAACAACGAAAAAACCGGGGCAATGGTCCAAACGTTTATTTTGCGCCAAGATATCGCGCCACATACGGCGTTAAAAACCGGCGACGATTCCAGCGTGTGCGGCGACTGCCCGTTGCGTCCAATTCGTAAAGGTAAAACGCGTTGCTATGTCCGCGTCTATCAAGCGCCGCTTTCCGTTTGGAACGCATACCAGCGCGGACGTTACGCAACGCCGGGAGCCGATTTCGACGCCGCGCTATTGCCGGAACTATTCGCCGGTTTGTCGTTTCGCATAGGATCATATGGCGACCCCGCCGCGATCCCGGCGAACGTATGGCGTACCGCAACGCGGCGCGTTAAAAACCGAACCGGGTATACACATCAATGGCGCAAGCGCATTGGAGTCGGACTCAAGGGATTATGCATGGCGTCCGCAGATTCCGAGTCCGACGTTGCGACGGCGGCGGCGAAGGGATGGCGAACGTTCCGCATCCGGAAACATGACGCGCCAACGTTGGCGACGGAGTCCATATGTCCCGCTAGTAAGGAAGGCGGGAACCGGACGCAATGCGACTCATGCGGACTTTGCAAAGGCGCAACGATTGCCGCCCGTAATATCGTGATCGCTGATCACGGCCTGATGGATGGCCGCCGCCGCGCTGCCGTTCCCGACGCCGCGCTATAACAAGCTTGCGCCTATCGGATTATTCCCGTATAACGTGACTCCGGCAATGCTGCCGGGAACAACTAGGAGTCAAAACTATGTCTCACGAAATTATGCAAACCGAAGACGGTACTTTCGCAATGGCCTACCGGGAAGGCGACGCCTTGCCATGGCACGCGGCGGAAACGAATCCCCAAACGTTCGCCCCCGGCGCGACGCCGCAGGAAATCGCGGACGCCGCCCGGCTAAATTACGAGGTCGAGCTTGTCCCCAATTGCCGCCCGGACGGTTCGCCGATTGCGGACTCTTTTCATATTTCCCGCGTTGATGATCCGCAGCAAGTTTTCGGGCGGTTCGTCGCTGGCGACTGGCAACCGGTTCAGAACGCCGCGCTCTTAGATTTAGCGGCGCATATAGAGAGTCGGTTTGGTTTTCAAGTTATCACCGCCGGGGCTCTTTTCGGGGGCGCGAAGGTGTTCGTTCAATTGGAAACGGACCGCGAGTTTACTTTGCCGGGGAATGACAAGCTTGTTTCGCGCCTACTCTCGACCGTGTCCCATGTCGGGCTCGAGTCCAATAAGTTCATCGGCGCAAACACGCGAGTCGTTTGCGATAATACCGTCCGAGCGGCGACCAGTGAGGGGGCGGGAATCGTTTGCCATGATCACCGCGTTGAATTCGATCACGACGCCATTACCGCCGCCGTCGGACTCAATGCGGAGGCGTTCGGCGATTTCGCGGACTTTGCCGCCGCAGCCGCAGCCCGCGCACTAACGGACGCGGAGGCTCTCGCCTACTTCAAAACCGTTTACGGCGGGCGCGAGAAAATCGAAGAGAACGGGCGCGTTCGTCATAGCATTGGAGTCCGTAAGGCGATGGCAGCGCACAAGGGACAGGTATTCGTCCCCGTCGGCAAGGCGGACGCGGCGGACGCGGCGTTGTATGTCGCGGACCGTTTGGACCAGATAGCTCGGGGCGCGGCGGCGGAACTTCCGGCGGACGTGACGGCGGACCCGGACCCGGCAATCAATCCGGGCCACGATATGGAGTCCACGCGCGGGACTTTGTGGGGCGCGTTTAATACCGTGACATGGTCGGCGGATCATCAGCCGATTAAAAACCGGGGCGCGGATTTTAATCTGGCGTCGAATCTTCTGGGCGATGGCACCGGCGGAAAATTGAAGGCAAAGGCGCAACGCGCTGCGCTCGAATTGCTCGCCGCATAACGTCGCCGCATACCTTCGACCAGCCCGCCGGGAGTCATCTCGGCGGGTTTTCTTTGCCGGTTTACATATACGGGATTAGTCCTATAATGCGCCCCGGCAATAACGCCGACACAATAGGAGTCCTGATATGTGCGAGAATCTAGTTAGCTATTACGTCCCCAGCGGGTTCGACTATCGCGAGGTGCAAACCCAATGCGGTTACACCGACGTTCGCGGCGAGGAAGCGCTTTGCGACGATTGCGCCGCCGATCCTCGATCCCGGGCTGATCACGAGCACCGCGCCCGACTCAGCGCCGCAGACAATGCGACGGCCCGCGCCGCCGGGTGGGGGGAATACTAATGGCCCGGGCGGTCGATCAGATGAACGCCGAGCCCGAGCCCGCTTGGTGCGCGACCGGGGAGCACGTGATCGAGCACCTAGGTCAGGTGACCGATCCGGCGGCCAATGATGAGGAGTCAGATAGCGCCCGCTGGCGGGCCGAGCGCCGTTACCAGCGGGCGGCGGAAAGGGACGAATTAGACCTGTACTAGCCGCCCCCACAATCGACCATGAGAGCCCCGCCATCGTGCGGGGTTCTTTTTTGCCTGCATCCGTTCCAGATAGTGAATCATGCGCCCTGCCGCCCGCCCCGTGG